AAATCCTTGAGATGTTACAGCAAAACGCATTCTCAACTGAATACTGGTCTGCAAGAGTTGGATATGATTGGAATGGTTCTTCTTTCCAAATTGATGCTAACGCAGCAGCAGCATCTGCTTACACAAAGAGTACTTGGTATCAAACATTGGGTATCAAATTGCAAAAGATTTCTAACAAGATTCACCAATTAACTATGAGAGGTGGTGCAAACTTTATCGTTGTATCTCCAAACGTAGCTACAATTCTTGAATCTATGAACGGATTCTCTGCAAACCCAGGTAAAGATGCTTTACAATTTGCAGCAGGTGTAACTAACATTGGTTCAATCTCTAACAGATATGATGTTTATAAGAATCCTTATATGACTGAAAACGTAATCTTGTTAGGTTTCAAAGGTTCTAACTTCTTCGAAACAGGAGCAGTTTACGCACCTTATGTACCATTGATTATGACTCCATTAGTTTACGATCCAGTTAACTTTACTCCAAGAAGAGGTGTTATGACTAGATACGCTAAGAAAATCGTAAGACCAGAGTTCTACGGTAAGATTGTCGTTGATGGTTTAAACACTCTTTAATCTTTGAGTAGATTTTAGTATCTTAAACTAAAAACATAAAAAAAGGGGAAGTAGAAATACTTTCCCTTTTTTATTTTTAATGTGATATTTATTTGTATATGGATTCAAAAATTGTATTTAAAGCATACGAATTATATGAACATTCTATTGATAATTCAAATCGTAGAACGGATTCATATATAATGGCAAAACAGCCGGATGGTGAGTTTGCATATTTTAATACAAATCAATTTGCACTAACAAGTTCAAACACATTTAACGGAAATCAAATAATATCCGGAAATTTAGATGTTACGGGAACAATAACAGCAAACGCATTATTTTATAATTATAGTTCCACCGGTTCAATCTATATGACAGGAAGTATAGAAACCGTTGACCATATTGATTTTTCTATTGCAGCAAATCCAGCACACAAAGAAGGTAGAGTTCATTGGTATGATGATGCAAAAACTTTAGCAATCGACACAGGCCAAAACAGCTTTATGATTGAAGTTGGAGCAATGACTGTTGTAAGAGGAAAAAATACTAATTCTTTTACACTTACTAAAGGAATGGTTGTTTATATTAATGGTGAGGCAGGACAAAGACCTACATTTGCAACATCTAGTATGGTTAACGAAACGTTTTCAGCAAGAACAATGGGTATTGTTGCAAGTGATATTACTGCAAATAATAGTGGGTTTGTTGTATTAAATGGTGTGCTTAGAAACATAAACACATCAATGTATCCAGCTAATACGGAGTTGTATCTATCATCATCCGGTAAATTTTCAAATCAAATACCTTCCGCACCAAATCATAATGTAAGAGTTGGTAAAGTTTTATCATCTGCAACTAATGGTTCAATTTATGTTTATGTAATGAACGGATTTGAACTTAATGAATTACACGATGTGTTAATTAATACCGGCTCATTAAAAGATGCAGCAACAAACAATGGTGGTAGTACTTTATATCGTTCATCATCGGCTTGGGTAAATAATGATAATGTAAGATTAGTACAATCAACTATGATATTAGCAAGCGTATCCTCATCTTTCAATTTTGCAGATGATACTACCGCTGCAGCAGGTGGTGTTCCGTTAGGAGGTCTTTATCACACATCTGGTGTTGTAAAAATAAGATTAGTTTAATAAAATTTTCCCCCTATTTTTTATTCTTATATTTATAGGTGTATAACTCTATAAATTAAGAAGTAATGTCAGTAAACACATATTGGTCAGGCCCAGGCACATTCACATCAGGAAGTTCGACTCCATTTGGAATTTATGATTCCGATGGTGAATTTAGAAACGATGCACCAAAAACATCCGTTTGGGTAGCAAAAAGATTAGGTTATCCAATTGTTAATATTGAATTAGATAACGAACAGATTTGGGCATGCTTTGAAGAATCTGTAAGCGAATATTCGGCACAGGTAAATCAATTTAACTTAAGAAATAACCTTGATATTCTTAAAGGTCAACCAAAAGGTGCAAGAAGTAACTATTCTCAAACACTTGTTGAAGGTTCTTTTTTACCTACTGCTGTTCGTATGTCTCAACAATATGGAACGTTGGCCGGAGTAGGTGGTGCAACGGAAATAAGAAAAGCATATATTGAATTAACGGAATCCGTTCAAAGATATAATTTAATGTCTGGTGCAATTGATATCGAAAGGTCTCAATCATTTGGAAACATATTTAGTGGAAGTTCAACGATTGATGTTGTGAGAGTTTATCACGAAGCAATTCCTGCTATTACAAGATTCTTTGACCCTTATTCAGTTGGTGCACAGGGAACATTAAATTTAATTTCTGAATTAGGTTTTGGTAATTATTCCCCCGCAGCACAATTTTTAATGATGCCTCTATATGAAGATATATTAAGAATGCAACACATTGAATTTAACGACCACATAAGAAAATCACATCATACATTTAACATTGTAGATAACAAACTTGAAATATTTCCTGTTCCAACTCAAAATTCTCCAACAAGAATTTATTTTGATTATATGAGTAGAGATGAGTTTGAACATGATTCACAAACGATTCAGCCGGATTCTTTATCTGATTATTCGGATGTTCCATATGATTTTATTCAATATGCAAACATAAATGATGTTGGTAAGCAATGGATAAGAAAATATACTCTTGCGTTATCAAAAGAATTATTAGGAGCAATTAGAGAAAAATATAATTCAGTTCCAATTCCAGATGGTGAGGTATCATTAGATGGTGCCGCATTAAGAGCAGAAGCACAGGTTGAAAAGGATGCATTGATAACTCAATTGAGAGAAAATTTGGAAGAATTAAGTAGAATTAAGGTGATGGAAAACAAAGCACATGAAGCAGACCATCAGCAAGAAATGTTAAGAAAAGTTCCATTAAAAATATATGTAGGATAATATGCCAAAGTTTTTAGTAGGTAGAGATATAGCTTTTTTAAGAAATGTTGCCAGAGAATTAGTAGAAAAGGTGATTGAAGAAACTTGCGTTTTATTTAAAGTAAATTTAAATGAAACAAAAGTTAATATTTACGGAGAATCGGCAAATAAAACTTGGCACAGAGGTGTTGAATTATATGTGTTGATAAATAAAGAACCAGAAGCTCCAAATTATGAAGGTTTTGGTTTTGATACAACGCAAAACGTGGAATTTCGTTTTGATAGAGAACATTGTAGAGAAAGAAACGCATATCCAGAGGTTGGTGATGTTATCTTCTTCAATGAATCTTATTATGAGATTGATAATACAAATGAGATTCAATTTGTAGGTGGATTGCCAGGAACAGAAAATGAAACTGATGCTGGATATGATAGAAGAAATTGGAGTATAATATGTACTACATTTATGGTATCTAAATCAAATCTTAATATCGAAGAAAGAATAAATTAATTATAGATGTCAGTAAATCCATTAAGACCGGACCTTAACAGAGGTAAAGAAATAAAATCTACACAAACTGATTTAAAAAGAAGTGTAACTCTATTTGATATAGATTATGCTATGATGACCTATTTAGAGGATACGGTTTTACCAACTTTAAAAGATGGAAAAGGAACGGCAATAAAAATTCCAGTTATCTATGGTAATTCGGAAAGATGGGTGGGTGCAAGAAGGCAAGGTGTTTATAGAGATAATAAAGGTAGAATACAATTGCCTCTTTTGATGATTCGTAGAACATCAATTGCAAAAGATGAAACAATGTCTATGCCAAACCGACACGTTTCGTATCCAGCAATAACAAAATGGTCAAAAGATAACAGATATGACCGATTTACTGCAATGGGTGGAGGAGTAAAACCAAAGCAAGAGGTTTATAGAATAACAATGCCAGATTATGTGGAAGTAAATTACGAATGCATGTGTTGGACTTCATTTACAGAGCAATTGAATGAAGTAATTGAGCATTTAAACTTTACATCATCATATTGGGGAGATAAAGATAGATATAAATTTCGTACGTCTGTTTCTGATTTTAATGTTATTAATGAAGTTGGAGAAGGAACGGAAAGAATTAATAGAGTTGAATTTTCATTAAATGTTAAAGCTTATTTACTTCCTGAAAAATTCGATGGAGAACTTACTACTAAAAAATCAATGAGTGTTAAAAGAGTCGTTGTTGCAACAGAAGTTGATTTGACAAGTGGTAATGGTAGATTGGAAGGATTACTAACGACACCATCTCCATATTACGATAATAAAGACTTGATTGATTTCCTATCTTTGAATAATAGTATGGTAATGCCAGGAGCAGGAACTACTATATTTTCAAATATTAAATGTATAAAAACGCCACCACAACTAACATCAGTAGTTACGAGTGGATTTACAATTGGAAATGAATCGTATGATATAAAAGTTTATATTAATGGAACTAGATATTATGCAACTACTCATTTTACAATTGCATTAACATCTACAAGTTTAACAATTACATTTTTACCTGCTAATTTGGGATTTAATGTTGATAGTGATGATGAAATTTCTATAACAGGCAAATTTATAGATGTTTAATGAAACGAACACTTTTAGATATAACTCAAAAAATAAGTAGAAAACCACAAGATACACCACTTACACCGGTTAATTTGACCGATCCCGATTATTTTATATGGGAAGCAAAGGGTTGGAGGTTTGCAAGTATTTTAAGAGAAATTGAATATAGAACAACGCAAGATAGAATACGAGTTATAATAAATACTCAATATGTTTCAGCGAGAGATTATATAATAGAAGAAACATCGGATGGACTTATTTTTAAATTTATAAGACAAAATTTTCAATTTAATTTAGAAGATGATGATTATATTGAAGTAACGGGAGATATAGAACAATATGCTTAATCAATTTAATTCAACCGCAAGAAAACTAAATAGAGTGATTCCTAAAAAAGTGAATCCAGAAACTCTTGCTAATTTGGATTTGACTGGAAGCTTACAAAATATAGAATTACCAACTACAAATAAATTCAATTCTAATGGAAAATCAAATCCTAATCCCACAAAAATTGTAAATAATAAAAATACAATAGATAATTTCCATTTAGAAATTTTACAGCATAGTGCAACGACAATAAAAGTAAAAGCAAATGCATTTGATAATTCTGCAAATTCTATAATAATATATAATATGCATACCGATTATGGAACAGAAGGTGCATCTCCAAATAATTTTGAAGTTTTAGTTTATGGATTGCATGTTCCGGGAAATTATAAAGTAGAAGATATAGGAAATGATGTTGTTATAACTTTTTTTGATAAATACATAGATTATGATAATGTATCGTTGGATGATATTTATGTTATAGGTAAATTAGTAGATGTACCAATTATAGCAGAAAACAATACAATTTTATCAACTGAAAACGATTTAGATTTAATTATATAAGATGGCAACGGCAAGAAAAAGAATATCGGAATTAACAGCATTAACATCGGCATCATTAGATACGGTGGTAGTTGGTGTAGATAATGGAATAACCTATAAAATAGAATTAGATACATTAGCAGATGCGGTTACTTCCAGAGTTAATATATTAGATAGAGATAGATTACAATCTTTGGAGTCGGTAACATCTTCTTTTGAAACTAAAGGTAGAAGTATTGTAAGTTCATCTGCACAAATTTCAAATTTAGGATTTGTATTATCATCGGATACTTCATCGTTTGTAAGAGAATCGGAAACAGGAAGTTTTTTAACTTCTATTCCAAATGGAATTATTAGTTCATCCGCACAAATAACTAATTTTGGATTTGTATCAACATCGGTAGATATAACACATTTAAATTCATTTACAGGATCACAAACTGCAACAAATGTCGCTTTTACAAATGCAATTAGTGCAAGATTACAAACATCTTCGTTTAATGAGTTTTCAGCATCGGTTAATCAAAGAATATTAGATGCAACAAACGAACAAAATTTATCCAATTTAGCAACAACAGGTTCGAATACATTTGTTGGAAACCAAAAAATAACAGGTT